ACTATCTGGAGATATTCTTAATAAATTTATTTGTATCATTTTTATATTATTAAATAAAGTATTACACCTATTATTATTCTAAACGCTAAATCTTTCCATCCAAACTTAGCGCCTTGCCATCTATTGCTATTGCAACAGAATAAACTAAATCATCCACACCAACTTTAGATAATGGTGTTGAAGCTCTTGCTGAATTCTCTGCTTTTCTCATTATGATAAAATTTTAGCTGATGTAAACTCTATTGTACTTTTTAATCTATATATTAAATTTGGTTGACATTCTACATATGATTGTAATCCTGCTGGAGAACATGTAAAATCATTATTAACAGAGTCATACCAATTTATGGCGTCAAGACTATGCTGAATTACTACACTTCCATTAGAATCTAATAAACATTCTATTGTTATTAACTGATCTTCTGTTTCTATTTTAAAGGGTGGAGAGTAATATACTCCTGTGTCTAAAGTAAAGTCTTCACTATTGTATGTTAGAATCATTTTGGTCTTGTTTTGTTATTTTAGCAGCTAATCCTAATGTAGCACAAGCTACAATAACATATCCTGCAATTGTGAATACTAATTGTGGAACTCCATATGCTTGTAAATCAAACATTTTATCAGCACCTAAAACTGATACTGCACTTGTTCCTATTGTAATTGCTAATGTATTTACTTTTTTTCAAAAAATTGGAGTTTCTCCTTTTCATCTTGCAAGTAAACTAGTAAATGTTATTTTATTTAATTCTTTTTCTGACATATTAATTATTTCTTATTTCATCATTACGTTGATTATTATCCAAAAGTTGTGCTCCTTCTAATTGCACTCTTTCTCTTTCAAATTCAAGTTTGCCTTCATTATAAGCACTTTCTGCTTTAGCTTTAAACCATTCTAATTCTTTTTCAAATGATAATCTATCTTTTTCAAGTTTAACTTTTTCTGCATTTAATTGTTCAACTGTTTTTTGTAGTTTTTGAGCTTCAGTAGTTGTTTGTTTAAGTTGTTTATCCAATTCTTGAACTTGTTGGGAAAGTTTTCCAAGTTGATCTGCTTCTTTACGTTTTTTATTTAATGAAGCACTAACATCCTCTTTCATTCTAGTAAGACTTTTTGAAGTCATCATTTCTAAAATAATATCTGGCTCTACCATACCACCTTTAACAAATTCCATTGTTAATTGTTTAATCTCTGTTTGCTCTTGAATTACATCAGTACTATCTGATATATTTAAATCATAATCAGTAAACGTGTAATGTTCTGGGAGAGATGTAAATATTTTATTAAGTTTATCTCCTAAAACTAATGTGCCAGAAATTCCTTTTTTATAAACTATTTTAGATATATTAATAATATCAATTAACATATCCCTAGTCATTAAATCCATTAACTGATAATACTGTTTAGTAATATATGATGAATTTTTAACTCCTACCTGTACATTTGTAACTGCATCTCTCTGTTCAATTCCTCCAAGTTTTTCTCTAAATACTCCAGTTATAGATGAACATGTTTCTTCAATATTTTGCAATACTAGATTTAATGCTTGAATTGCTTCTCCTTTAACTGTATCATCATATCCATTAAAAGCTGTATTAACTTGTACTCCTTCTTGCGAAGAGTCAAATGGTGCAACACCAGATTTCTTGTAGGCTTTAAATTTCATTAATCTTTCAGCTGTGTCATGTCCTAAAAACTTTGGTAAGTGAGCTAGATCAACTCAATCTCCAGAACCCCCAGACTCTGCTAATAAATTATCTCTATAAAAATGGACAATATCATATTTATCCTGTAAGTTAGCAGTTGCTAATATTAATGAAAAAGGATCTCCATTTCGATCAGAATAGAATATTCCATTTACAGATAAAGTACAATCACTTGGTGTATCCATACTTCTAATAATATTTTTAGATAACCCAATTGGAATATAGATATTTGTTCCAATACGAACTCCTTCATATCTATTCATTATATATTTACCATTATCTCCTTTTTCTGTTTTAATTCATTCTACTTCATAAGTAGGAAATAATCTAAAATGTTTAGATGTAGCTCGTTCAAATGGTAAAAGTGGTGTTATTTCAAATCCACCTAATATACCATCACTAACTGTTCCATTAGTGACTGTATCAAAACTTCTAATGTATGTAGTTGTGGAACCATCTGATGTCCAGTCTTTAAGTATTTCTAATTGTTCTAAATCTTCTTTACTTAAAATATCTCCATACCTAGAAAGTATTTGGTCTTTTGTAAGATACTCTCTTACTACAGCTCTAGCAGAGTCTTTTAAATATGGTGATCCTGGATTTCTATCAATAAAAGTATTTATTGGATTTAGTACTCTTAGATTGACACTTTCCTTTGATTGGGTTTCAAGGACTTTATAATATCCAGTACCACTTATCAATAAATCTGTAATAAAGGTCTTACGTTTGTTTAAAAAGTCTATCTGACGTGATTGCATAGAATGGTCGACAATATTTTGACCCGCAATTTCATATTCAGAAATGAAGTTTTTATCAATTTCCTCAATTAAACTTTTAATTTGACTTTCAATACTTTTATCTACTGCTTGAGGTTTTCCTTCTAAAGCTGCATATATAGAATTATTTAAATGAGAGCGTAATTCTTTTATAACTTCCTGTTGAATTTTTAATTGCTTATCTCTATGTATATTAGAGATTGTTTTTTTATCCTTACAAGATATTCTAGGATTTAAAGGAGTAGAAAGGTATTCTCCAATTAATACATCAACATGTTTCTTAACTAATGGAATAAATTCAATAGAGCTTGGTGTTCCAATACCATAATTTTCTTCTAAGTGTCGAAACTGTTCAGGATCTCGTTTTCCATGATAATAATTGTATGCTTTAATTAATGATGTTTTTTCATAGACCAATTCATTAATTGTTCTATCTATCATTTCAATTATTTCAGTTGTTTTTTTATTCATCTCTTGATGCATCTGTTCTATTTATTTGATAATAAAAATTTCTAATATAATTTTTAGTTCGTAACTCAGTATATATTAAATCCAAGAATACATCTTCATCATCTATATCTGTAGCCAATGTAGTTGGCATCATATAAGATGGTATGCCTATTTTAAATTTATATCCTGGATTTAATTTCTCAACCGATATATATCCAACATAGTCTGCTTTATATCATGTCTTTATATATTCCAGAATTTTAGTTACTAATTCTGTTTCACTCATAATTATTGTTTTATTTGTGTAATAGGAGGAACTCAGTATTTATTATGGTCTAAAGACGTATCTCTATATAATCATTCTTCTTTCTTAGGAGTTCTACCTTTTATATCATCTCCTTCAGTTGGAATTTCTCCATAATGTTTATAGCCTTTGTTATCTTTATACCATCCAACGTGTTTAAATACCTTATCTTCTGCTTCTCTAGCAATAGGTATTTTAACTGAAAGTTCTTCATCACCTAACTCACACCGTTTTGTTATCGTAAAGGCTTTTTATCCCTTACTTCTGGAGGTTTCCCTCTTTCCACCATTCGTGGTAATATTGATTTAATCATCAATCAGCTCAGCATATATTTTCACCCTCTTTTAATAGTAGGGTGTCCCGCACTCTTGGATACATTATTGCTCTCTTATCGCTCAGTATCTATGCGTTACGGTGGTCAGCGATTATCTGACTTACCTCGGTATTAACATAATAATTAAATTTTTCAAACTTGCGTTTTAAATAAAAATTAGAATTGTCATATAAAAAAATGAAATATTTTTTCAACCTCTTTTTTAGATGCTGTACACATTCTGTGCATATCATCTCTTTTCAAATAGTTATAATTTAAATTGATGTCATATTTTTTAAAAAATAATATCATTTCATTAATAATAGTAATAGTTTTAGAATCAACTTGAAAACCTAACATATAAGCTTGCATTTCAGTTTGAATATTCTTAAAAAAATCATGACGTATATCTCTTTTACTAGTTGCATTTTTATAGAGTGGATATTCTCTTTCTATTATTTCTATTTGTTCTTTTATATTTTAATTCATAATTTTTATCAATAACATGATTTAAAATTTTATTATCTAAGTCTTCACCGATTTTGCGGAATTGTTTGCCTTTATATTACTATAAAGCGGGACATGTGAAAGTCTATCCCCATTGCAGCTACAATATCAAAGTCTTTTTTAGTTGCATCAGAATAATTTAATAACTGATCTATCATCTCTTTAAATGATATTGTCGGACAATAATCTAATACAAAATCATAAAGTAACTCTCTATAATGTTTAATTGTTTTATCAGTTGCAGGAGCTCCATACATATTACTATTCCCTTTAGTTACATCAGGCATTGTTGAACGCGGTCTTTTCATTAGTAAATGAATAAACTTCTTATCTCTAAAGTATGTTAATATTGCAGTTCTTGTTGACTCTAATACAGCTTGACAACCATAGTAAGTTAAAAGTTTTGCTGCATTTTCATAAGCTTCCCTAATATCACGAGGTCTATCTTTGTACATTGCAACATACTGTGGTTCGGATTGACCAAATACTCTTTTTTTAATTACAATACAAAAATCTGATAGTCTTTTAGCCTCAGCCGAGTCTTTAACTGCTGCTGAATCATTACTACCAATATCAATAGAGTCAATTCCACCAACATATAAATTTTTATAGCTAGTACCTTCTTCAGATATTAACGGATGCTCTAAAATTTGTATCTTTCCTTCCTCTTCTTGTCTTCATTTTACACCATTTAATCTATCATCTCCGTCTTTTTTCCATACTAAACTGCCTTTCCTAGGGAGAGTAACTGTTTTATAAATTTCAATTTCTGCTGATTGTTCTGCTAATTCTTCTCTAGGAAATATATTATCCCCTTGTTGAATTAAAGCTTCCTCAATGGTGTAACAATATTCAGCTTTATAAATTAATAATCCACTAGGGTCATTTGCTTTCTTAGCTCGAATAGTATTATAATAATTAATTGCATCATTTGCATTTGTTCATCCACGTTTATCAACTAGTTTAACTGTATCATCAGTAACCACTCTATAAGCAGGAATAAACATTGCAGATAATATATACTTACCATCCGGAGTATAATTATGTCTAAAAGGTAATACATTGTAAGCTTCTGGATTGTTAGTCATATGCCTAATACCAGATAATGCAGGTCCAGAGTCTCCTCCAGTTCCCCAAGCTATTCTTGTACCAATGCGTCTACCTCCCATTACAGTAATCAATGCCTCTCCTTGCAGATATTTCTTTTGAAAATGTTTATCTGAACCAGCTTCTTCATAAAATAACCGCTCAACACGGTCACCCCTAATTTTTTGTGGTTCATCAGCTACAATACCTTCAATTTCACTAAGATGTCCAAATTCTTCACCACGTTTATCTTTCATTGAAGCTCGTTTATGAGTGGCTGTATTAATAACCATTCTTAAACGTTTAAATGCAGTTTCAGTTTCTTTATTTAAGTAGTCTAATTGTGCCCAAATTTTAGATAATAAAGGTTTTAAAAACTTTTCAGTTGCAGCAGATGCCATAACCCTATAGTTTTTTGTTGTTGTATATGGTCGTGCACATAAGGATGCTGCTATTTCAGAGAATCCAAGTCCACGAGCTTTTAACATTCCTAAATCATGTTTAGTTAACTCACATATTTCTAAATAATGAAAGTATTCATATTGAAAAACATAAAATGTAGGGAAAGATATATGTCTACCACCTCCTGTTTTATCTCCATCATTAGAAGTCTTTAATCTATAAAAATTTAATCAGAAGTAATTATCCCCTGTTATCGTATAACCATTAATAGTATACCCCATCTCACAACGTCTCTTCTGTTCTTTTCAATAAAGACGTTGTGAATGACTTCCTGGTGAGCAATTACTATAACTATTTGTTTTTAATTTACTAATAGCAGCTTCTCTAAATCAATCTGGATTAAAATCTAACCCCATAGTATCATTAATAGGTCGATACCTTGAGATATAATAAGATTTTAATGGATCAAAGAATTCAATTTTATCATTAGGACCATAATCCCATGTAATTCCATCTATAATTTCCATAATTAATCTTGGTCGAACATACCTGCTTCAGCATCACCACGTAATCCAGCTGCAGGATCTAATTCTTTTTTAACTTGAATTTCTAAATCTTTTAAAGATATAATTAAGTCCTTACATCCTTTAATTTCTGCAATAACATCTTTATTTTTAAAGATGGGTTTGCCAGAAACTGGGTCTCTTTCACTCAAATCAGTGTTATTAAATTGATCTATAACTGCTCTCACTGCATTTTGTGCAGATTTGAGCATTTGTATAGACAAGTTTGAATTTTGAATTTCATCATAAACTCTACAAGCACTTCTAAAAACTTCATCATCAAATTCTTCTAATGTCATTTCAGAATCTTTAAATGCTTCCGAGTGTTTTTGTTGGTCTGAATAAGAAAAATATGGCGAATCCCAATCAAAAAATAAATAAATATATTTTAATTCTTTAAACGCCAATTGTTTTTTCTTTCCAGTTTTATCAGTTTTTGTTATATTTCTTTTTGGTTCTAGTAAACCTTGAATCTCCCTTACTAATAAGATCGCTTCATCATCTAATTCTACATTACCATTATCCTTATCATATCGAAAATACTTCATACTTTATTTCTTTTTTATCAATTTCTTTTTGACTTTTCCACCACAAGCTTCTGATGGCACTCCTTTTATGTAATCTTTTTTGTAATCTTTTTTGTCTTTTGATTTAAGCGGAACAATTTCTGCATTAACTTTTAAAGATTTAGGTTTCATACGTTCTTGAGCTGCATTATTATCTCTTTTTTTATTAAAAGTAATTTCTTCTTTAGATTTAACCCAGTCTCTAGGATTCATACTTTTATTTCCAGTTCCAGATTTAGTTCAAGTTTCTCCTCCTTCTTGTTTCTTTTGAATATTTCCTCCTTTTTTATAAAATGCTTGTGCTGCTGTCCCTGTTATTTGAGAAGATTCTGTAGTGGGTCTACTAAATCCCTGTCTAGCTTTTATAAATGGAACATGATCATCAACACTACCTCTAGCTTTTAATGTCTCTCTATTTTGCATGTAAGCATTATATGCAGCTTCTGTTTTCTTTCCCCATTTACCATCAATTGTACCTACATTAAAACCTTCTGCTTTTAATTTTTTCTGTCATTCTTGTACTTTTGTGTTTACAGGAGCTTTCTCTCCTTTAGAAGACAAGTAATTTTTCTTTGTAGTTGATTGTGTAGAAGTTGTACTTGTTGAAGGTATTTCAGAATGTTCTAAAATTGGATTAAAAGTGTCATCTGTAGGTTTAACTTGTTGAGGAGATTTATTTTTACCAGGAATGTGTGTATAACTTCTTGGAGCTATTGGGCTTATATAATTAGTAACTTTAGGAGTAACTGTTGTCCTATTAATTAATTTTTTAAATTCATTCTCAGCGGCAGTTGCCTTTGCTTGTGTGTTATAAGCAATCTTGTTTCTTCCTATGTTAGCTATAAACATCCCTTTCGGAGCCTTAACAATTCCACCAATCTTATGATATTGAAGAGTACCTCCTCCACAACATTTACAAACTTTACCTCCGGCTTCCATTTCACAACCACATTTACATTTCTTTTTTACAGATTTTCCTTTTTTTAATTTTTCCATATAATTTAATTTAGCTCCTTTTTTAGCGTATTGAGGTTCTTCACTTTGTTGTTCTTGAACAGCTTTCAAATACTGCATAGTTGTTTCTTCCGGATTTGTTTCTAAGGAATCGACCCATTCCTCTGGAAGAGAATCGTATAGATCTTCTAATTGTGCATTAACTTGTTCATCATTTAAATCAAATTGATCTTCATATTTTTTGTTAACTGCTGTAGCAAAAATACTGAACAACCCTGATTTCTTTGAACTTCAATCTTGTTTTGCCATGTAAGTAAAGTTTGTGTTAGGTTATAATTTTATTAAATCTTTAGTGTTAAAAACACTCTCTTGTAATTCTCTTGTTGTTGTAAATCATTTACATAAAAATCCTTGAAAATAATCATTCTTTGTTGTGTTAGTTGAAAAAGTTTTAGTTACTTTTTTAGCTATGAACATAACAGGTTTATTTGGGATATCTTGTCTTATTGTAACAGTATCTCCTGGAAGGAAGTACTGTTTGTTATATTCTTTATATTCATTTTCCATAATTCTATTTTTTAAATCGTTCTTTTAATCCTTCATTTATCAGTACCATAATTCCTTGTTCATGTCCTAATAGGAAACCTTTATTCATAAATGGAACTGGTTTTGTTGTTGCAATATGAAAAAATATTTCATCACCAACTTGAACATCTGTACATTTACTACCTACTTCTAATACTAATCCACATACTATCTCTGATTTTAATTTTTCCATTTCTCCATTATCTGGATTGGAAAATTCTCCATTTGTAAGTTGCAGACCTCCCTCTGAAACAAAGTTCATATAAGGGTTTTCATTGTAAGGTTGAATAAGGATATTAAATCCTAGTGGCATAATTTCTTTTGTCATTGTCATAATCATTGTCATTTTAATTTGTTATAATTGCACATCCATTAGTTAAGATCAGGGATGCTACTGATACTGCATTTTCTAAAGCGATTTTTGTTACTAAGAACGGATCTACTATACCCATTTCATACATATCTCCTACTTGTTGTGTCTTAAAATTAACTCCACTCCAATGTGTACCCCAAACTAATGGTTTATTTATTTCTGAGGAAGCTAATAATAAATTAAACGGAGTTACTAGTACTTGTTTAAGGTATTTTAATGTACTTATTGAACTTGCATTATACAATGCTATTCCACCACCAGGTAATATACCTTCTGACATTGCAGCCTTAACTGCACAAATAGCATCATCTAAACGATCTTTCTTTTCTTGTATTTCTACTTGTGAATAACCTCCAACATGAATTGTAGCTATACCACCTATATAATTTGCTAATCTTTTTTTAGCAAAGTTAATTTCAAACTCGCTAAGAGTTTTTGAACTAACTGTTTCTTTTAAATTTTCAATTTCTAAATCAATTGCTTCTTGATTTGATCTTCCGCCAATAATAGTAGTAGTATCTTTTGACACTATAACTTTATCACAGAACATATCTTCACCTAGTATATTTTCAATGTCATTTAATAGATTGTCTCTATAAATACCATGACCAGGACAAGGAATACAGCATGATTTTAAATTTCCTGAATCTTTATTTATAACTAATGTTCTAACTATTGTAGAATCAATTTTTGGTGCTATAATTAATAAAGATTTTTTTAGCTTAATAGCTTTCTCGCAGGCAGGAGTAATTTCTTTTACATCATTTAGAGGGGATCTAAATATTGCAACGTATGTATTTTCTAATTCACAAATTCCCTTAGGAGAATTGATAAAGAAAGGTGATAAATAACCACTCTCAACTTTTGTTCCTTGAGAGAAACTAACAGAGTTATTTACATCCTGTGAATCTTCTACATTAACCACTCCATCTTTTGTAACTTTAAAGTATGTTTCTGCAACTAATTTTCCTAATTCTTCATCATTATTAGTTGATACAGTTGCTACTTTAATTAAATCTTCTAAATTGTCTATTGTTTTCTTATTCTTTTCTAAATAAGATACAACTTCTTTTACTTCTAAATCTAAAACTCTGGCTACAGTTATTGGATTATCTTTGCAATCTTTTAAACTATTTACTAAAGCTTGCGCTATTATGGACGCGGTTGTAGTACCGTCACCCACGTCAGTTGCTGTCTTTGTAGCTATTCCTTTAATAAGTTCCACTCCGGAATCTATAAAAGGATTATCACTTGCTACATATTTAGCTACTGTAGCACCGTCTTTTGTAATATAAAGGCCACTTGTTCCTTTAATTATTACGTTTTTACCATTAGGACCAAATGTAGTTTTCACTGCATTTCCTATTAGGTTAACTCCTTCTATTAAGGAGTTTTTTGCATCATCATTGAATAAAATATTCGTCATTATCATTTATTATTTATTACTTATTACCATTTATTTTCTGGACATGTAGCTTCTTTAACTCTTGTCTTACTTTGTAATACACATCCACATATCTTACACATTTCCCCGAGTAATCCTTCTTTTATATTAGAACATTTTCTACATATATTAATCCTATATGTAAATAAATCTACTTCTTTATTTGTCAAGTTATTATAAAAACCTGTAGCAATTTGTCCTAACATAGCTTACCACCTAATAAGATTATAACTTAAGCCAACCCCAATATAAGGGGATAAAAATACCACTCCATTATTAGTTGATATTCCATAACCTACATGTACTCCTAAACCAAACAATTTTGGTTTTTGTAAAGAGTTGTAAGCTGTTAAATCTATAATACTACCTTTAATATCAGTTACATTTACATATGGATTAGAAGAGCTGACAGAAAGACTTAATTTATTATCTTCTTTTTTCTTGTTAATAACTAAATCCATATAAATTTTATCTGCTTTAATTGCACTAGTAACTACCTCTGTTCCGTCTTTCTTATTAGTTACATCAACATCCCAACGTAATTCTCTAAATTTATTTATTTTACTAAATGGATAAGATTTTGTAGAATCATTTATTACTACTATTGGACCATGTTGTAATCTTTCTAAACTATCCACTAACATATCAATAGTGATATTTAATTTATTAATCTCAATTAAATTACGTTTATCTTTACTAGATAACTTATTAATTTCTTGAGTTAATTCACTATTTGATTTTTTTAAATCATTAATATCCATAACTAATAAAGATTTACTCTTTACAGTCTCATTTAATTTATTTTTTGTAGTCTTTAAACTATCTGTTAAAGCAATTATGTCAATTTCCTTTATTTTTATAATAGAATGTTGATTAACATTTGCAGTTATAGACATGCCTAAAATAACTACTATTAATATATTAAAATACCATTTTTTTACGAAGAGCTTTATTTTGTTCATTTTCTAATTGTTTTTTATGAAATGCTAACATTCTTTCTACATCATCTTTTAGATATTCACATTCATGGTTGTTAACATTACCATCATGATCATAGTGTATTATATATAATCCTTTAAGAAATAAATCAAAATTTAATTTATTTGCTAACCAAAAATACAAAGATAATTGTAATGAATAATGCATAAAATTACAATCATCAATATTATTTAATGGGTATTTCATTTTAGTAGATTGCTTAGTTGTTGGATTAAAATAAGATTTTTTATCTAATTTCTTATTCGTCTTAAAATCGACAATTATTACTCCGCCATCATGGTCTACAATTAGTAAATCTACTTGTCCTGCAACTCTTAATTTACCATCATCTGATATTCTATATAATAATATCTCTGGATATATATTTCCCGGAATTAGTTCTTTTGTATCAGAATTAAATCTAAATTTACCAGGTATTTTGTCATCTAATCCTAACACCTTCATATTAGTTTCAGCTTTAGATGTCATTAGATTTTCTAAATTCTTATGAATTGTTGTTCCTCTAAAACAGGATGTTTCCCGTTCATCATCATAAGATTTACGTATTTCAGTAGCACAATCTTCCAAATCACATTCTTCAATATTAAAAGATTTAGTCCATACATGATTGTAAACTTTATTAGCTAACAATGCTTTCTTAGCTTCTGATGCCGGACCTCTTTTCTCTGGTGTTTTTGCTGTTCCTTTTTTAATAACTGGCCCATCAAAAGCATCTTGACCAACTAATTTTTGTAGAGCTTTATATCTACTCCAAAATTCTGCATCAAATTCCTGTGCAAAACTATGTATAATAGTTGTAACAGATGCAAAATTTGGTTCTTGCCCTTTCTCAAAGTATTTATGAAATTCATCATTAAAACATACCCTATTATCAAAAGACTGCTTATCTATACTTAATTTACTGTAATCTATCTTTTCCTTTTCTCCATTAACATTACTCATAATCATTTTTTATTTTTTTATACCTTATTAGTTTACTCTATTTTAAGTTTAGCTAATTTCTTATCTCTTCGTTTCTTTCTAGATTCCATTATTTTTTCGTACTCCATACGAGTATTACATAATGTGCCTTTACACTTTTCATATTCTCTATCAGCTATTATTTCTTCTAATTGTACATTTAATAATGATATTTGCTCTTTTAAAGATATAGTTGTAATTTCATACTTTAATTTCATATCTTTTATTTCTTTTACAAGAGCAGCATTTTCACTAACTAACAGTTCTCGAAATGCTATTGTAGCCTCAATATCTTCTTTATATTTCTGAGAATATAAAAAATCTGTTTCAGCCTGTAATTTATTGGTTTCTGCTTTATTCTTATTTCTTCCAGCAATCCAACCTATTATACCAATCGCTACTGGCACTCCGTAATCTTTTAATATGGGAATATAATCCATTTATTTTTATCTTTCTTATTTTCGAGTTTATTTTTTCATATTTTTCATTACCATTTATATTTTGCAAAGATAATGATTTTTATAATAATAAAATATATAAATTATAAAAAATTCTGATATTAATTTTTAATCATTAGTTCTTGTAAATTTTATAATCTTTTTTAAGAAAAAACAATAAATAATCATTTAACATGTTTATTAAACATTATTACTTATTAATTATAAATGTTATATATTTTTAATCATTTATTATAACTACATTTGTATAGTATTATAAATATTATAGTAATACTCTTAATATTGAAATATATAATCAATTAATTATTATTTATCATCTATTAAAAATAAACTAATTATGGCTTGCAAAGCAAAAGCAAAACCACCTAAAAAAGACACTGCTCCTAAGAAAAAATAATTCTAGGAAAAGTTAAGAAAGGAGATTACATCTTTTTATGATTTTTATGATTTAAACTATTGTATTAATTAAACAAACAATTTATGGGAGACCGAAAAATAAAAGGTACTAAACAAACATTTGAAGGAGCTAAAGAAAACAAAGTTATTAAAACAGTGCACATCAAACCAGTTAAATTTTTAACAGAGAATCAGCACTTGCTTCACGAATCAATTATTAACAAAGAAATTACAATTACAAGTGGGCTGGCTGGATCAGGAAAAACATATCTAGCACTATCAACAGCTCTCCAATTACTTGGCAATAAGTACCAAAAAATTATACTTGTAAAATCAGTTACTACTTTACCATCAGAAGAAATAGGATTTCTTAAAGGTGGATTAGCTGATAAGATGGAACCTTTTATGATGTCCTATGTGGGCAACTTAAATAAATTATGTGGAGAAAGAGTTACAGAAGAACTCTTCAAATCTAAAGCTGTTGAGATTTTACCATTAGCTTACATTCGTGGATTATCTATTGATAATGCTGTTGTTATTGTTGATGAAACTCAAAATATAGATGCACATACATTTAAAACTATTATTACTAGAATTGGTATGAACTCAAAATATATTTTTATGGGTGATGTTGACCAAGTAGATAGAAAAGATAAAGATACTTCATGTTTAGCAACTGTGTTAAACATATTTAAAGACAGTGAAGTAGTAGGAACAGTAGAATTTACAGAAGATGACTGTGTTAGAAATCCTTTAATCCCTAAGATTTTGGACAAGTTAAAACAATTTGGAATATAAAAAAATGAAAGTAAATATAGATAAATTATTAAATGGAGGGGTTCATAAGTTACAGACAGCTTGAAGTCCTATAGTTAAAAAGAATGATTATAGCTTTTTCCCAGAGCAATACACAACAACTACTCCATCAAGTAATATAAATAGAACTCCTATTTATCAAAAGAAAGATATAGGGGTTGTTAATAAAATAAAGTCAGCAATAAACCCTAAAAACTGGGGAGTTACTGATTATTCAAATAGTAAGGATTTTTCAAATGCTTACAAATCAGCTAGAGAATCTGGGGAAAAAGAATTTATGTATAACGGCAAAAGATATTCATCAAATATGTCCGGAACTCCACAACAACAACTTAAATGAAGTGGGATAACTAATGACAGGTTAGGTATTAGTGGTAATTTAGAAAAGAGAGCATACAATACAATAATACCAAGTTATTATGATGGTGAGAATGGTGAAAAAAGTACGAATGTAAAAAACTTTATCAAAAATAGAAATAGATTTTATGCAGAAAAAGAATACAATTCATTAATGGAAACTATGGTAAAAGAAGATAGTTTAGGTCATGATGATAATGTAGCATCAATAATTGAAAAAGCGAATGTAATTAGAAATGATTATATGGGTTCAGATGATAAACCATCAGAAGATGGTTGGAGTATTTACCTAGGACAACCTCAAAAACATAATTCTTTTGGAATAAGTAATTACAAACCAAATGTTGCTAAAGATACAAATGTCAATTACTATACTGTTAATGATAAATTTAGTGATGAATTATTTGATTTATACAAGAATAAACAGATAAAAAAAGGATTAATTAATGAATCATCATTTCAAAGAGGTACTATATCAGAAAATGGTTCTAGAGCTAGAGTATTAGGTAATTTTACATTAGATGAGGGTAAAGATAAAAAAGGAAATTATATCTCTTATTATGACAAATATGATATTGAACCTACAATTCCTGTTATTGGAAAAATCAAAATAGATAATATTGTAGGCAAGCCATTTGAAATTTATGATAGAATATATTACAAAAAAGATAACAAAGGAAATTTATCAAGAATTAAATAAACATGAGAAAGCTACCATATCATCCATACGATGAAGAAGATTATGCTATTATGCAGAAGATAGTAGATGATAAAGAACATGAGTTAGGTGCTGCAAGAAGTAGTTGGTCAGACCTTACTGATAATGATATACGCGATATACATGAGTTTATCATTGACCCGAACTACAAGAGATTTGTTACTAAAGACTTTCGTTCTATAGTAAGTAAAAGTGATATTAATAGTAACTCTAATATAGAATAATAATGGCAACTTATAATAATGAAGAAAAAGATTATATTACTAAAAAACTCGATGAATTACGTTCTAAGGTAGTCTCTGTGAGTAACAGTAAAGTAAATGTTATTGTAAAAGACAATACAGAATGGGATACAAATGGTACAGGTGCTGTAAAACAAGTAGGTTATAATGCTGTTGAGGCTTCAAGAAAATCGGAAATCAATTACTTAAATAGACATTTAACGAGTGATAGAGAATCATTTAATAAAGCAACTGATATAAATAAAAAAAATCTTTATGCTAGAAGAATAGTTGATACTAAAAAAAAGATTGCATACTATAATAGTCCAGAATCTAATGCTGTATTAGAAGAAAGTTGCAGAGGAAATATGGGTTTAAACTGTATTACAAACGTTACAGATAATTATAAAAAAGCTGGTGCAATAAATAAATTGATACCTGGAAATATGACCTTTTCAGCAGAGGCAAAAAACTTAGGATTTAGATTACTTGGAAAAAATGAACCTGTAATTCCAGCAGATGTAACACAATGGATAGATAATGGAATACCACACCATGCAGTAACAAATGTATCTGATGGTAGAATTGAGTATGCTTCAGCAAATGGTAATCAATATAAAAATAACAAAAATGAAATCGGATTTGATACTAGAAGTTATAGATTTGTAGGTACACCAAAGGATTCTATTAATTGGAAAAACGAATACAATCAACGATATAAAGATATTGCATTTACTTTACAGAATAATAATTTAAAAAAATAATTATGCCACGTCCAAACAAAACATATAAAACAGTTATTAGTGCTATAAAAATAAATATGAGAAAGCTACCCTAATAACTGGTATCTTAAATAAATTAAAAAAACATAATATTTAAAAATACTTTGGAGTTATTGGTTTAGCTCCAAAGAACTAATTACTAATTTCTATAATATGGAATATAAAATAAAAAAATATCAAAATCCAGCATCTTTTATAGAGCGAAGAGATAATATACAATCTTACGTTCCTAAAGAAAAACTTAAACAAATTAGGGCTACTAATGCATATTTATTTAATATGCAAAATTTTGGCACACCTATAGCCCCACAAAACTCACAAGTACTAACACAAGGAAAGAAACTAACTTCTGCTGAACAACAAG